CCCGGCTCTAAGCTGAAGACTGCTGTGACTGAAAAGAAACCTACTGGTAAACGTGCAGCTAGACGTAAATCATATTGTGCTAGATCAGCCGGTCAAATGAAAAAGTTTCCTAAAGCAGCTAAAGACCCTAATAGTCGTTTGCGTCAAGCACGTAAACGTTGGAGATGTTAAGAATTAATAAAATGAAAAAAAATATTAAGCACAGTAAGTTAATAAAATGGCTATAGGTCGTTCTAATATAAAACAACAAATTACTAAACCACCATCTAAGAAAAGAAAAAAAGCATCTATTAAAAAGAATAAGGGTACTAAGAAAAATGGCTAAAGGAATGTTACACTTTTCTAAAACAGGTGTTCCATTTAAGGGTGATGTTCACAAAATGCCTGATGGATCAATTCATACTGGAAAGACACATACTAAAACTTCTAAAAAGGTCGTTCATTTTAAAGATTTGTCTTCTACAGCAAAAAACAAAGCAGGTCAAAAAATGTCTGTTATGTTAGCAAAAGGTAAAAAATAATGACTACTAGCGGTACATATAACTTCTCAATGGATATTGATGAAGTTATTCAAGAAGCAATGGAGATGATTGGTGGAGAACAGACACTAGGACATGATCCTAAGTCTGCTCGTCGTTCAATTAATCTTTTGCTACAGGATTGGCAGAATCGTGGTATACTGCTCTGGACTGCTAATACAACTACAGTTTCTGTTTCAACCAGTGTAACAGCCTATGCTCTAGCTTCTAGCACTGTAGATGTTCTTGAAGTTGTTCTTAATCGTGATGATACTGATCTTCAACTAGAACGTATTACAATGGAAGAATATCTCAAGATACCACGTAAAGGTCAGACAGGTCGTCCATCACAGTATGCTATTCGTCGTAATCGTGATAATCCAACAATGTATCTCTGGCCTATTCCAGAGAATACAACAGACCTTTTAAAAATTGAACAAGTGCGTTATACTCAAGATGTAAATAAATCAGCAGTGCAGACTGCAGATATTTCTAGACGTTTTTATCCCTGTCTTACTGCAGGACTATCTTACTTTATGTCAATGAAACGTCCCGGTATTGAGGGTGGACGTATTCAGTTTATTAAAGCTGAGTATGAAGAACGTCTAGCTAGGGCTATGGATGAAGATAAAGAAAGAGCAAGTTTACGTATAGTGCCAAATCTAAATAGAGTTTAATAATTATGGCAAGTACTAAAAGAGCTTTAGCGGTATGTGATACTTGTGGATTTGTGTATCCACACCGTGTAATGAAACTTAACAGTTATGGAATGCTTGTTTGTCCTACTGACTATGAAGGTGCATATGATCTAAAAAATCATCCACAAAACCGTACACCTGATGTACGAGATAATCCAGCAATTCGCAATCCACGTCCAGAACTTAATGCTGAACGAGCAGTTGATTGGGAAAATGCTACACTAATTTGGGAAGACACTAACAACTATTGGAATAGTATATAATGGCTACACTTACCGGAACACAAATTGCTAATACTTACAAACAACTCTTACAGGTTGGTAGTGGTAATAATGGATTAACTGCTTCAGTACAAAATGTACAGGATGGGCAAGGAAATAATTCGGCTTTACAACTTAGTCAGAGTGCTGTAAATATTGATGGTACTTTTCAATTAAATGGTGTTACTCTTACGGCAAATGCTTCAGCACTAAATAATATTGCTGATTTAACAGGTGCTACAGGTATCATTGCTGTAAGTGGTGGTAGTGTTTATGGAAGAACACTTACAGGTAGTACAGGTGTTTCAATTACTAATGCTGATGGAACTGAAGGTAATCCTACTATTGCTCTTAACACTACTGGAGTTGTATCTGGTTCATATGGACCCTTTACTAATTTTGAAGTAAATTCTGTAGGTCAAATTGTTAGTGCCACAGCAGTAAGTGCCGTTGTATCTGTTCCAGTAGTACGATCTGATCAATTTATTGGTGGAAGTTTTGATGGTACAACTGGTGACTTTAGTTCAAATGTTTCTATAGGTGGTGCAGTTAGTGTTACAGGTGCTGCAAACTTTAGTTCTACTGTAGATATAACTGGTAAAGTAAGTGCAGCTTCTGCAACATTTACTGGTGCTGTATCTGCTGGTGATATTTCAGGTAATAATTTAACATTAACTGGTAATGTTTCAGCAAACTATTATTATGGTGATGGTTCAAATTTATCTAATATTGCAGCAGTTAGTGCAAGTTATGCAGCTTCTACTGCTTATGCTGCATCAGCTACAAATGCTTCTTTTGCTGTTACAGCCACTAATGCTAACTTTGCAGCTAGTGCTTCTTATGCAGCAAGTGCATCATATGCTGCTAGTGCTGGAGAAGCTTCTTTTGCTGTATCTGCTTCAAGTGCAGCAGTAGCCACAAGTGCTGACAGTGCAACATTTGCAGTGTCTGCTGCTAATGCAACAACTGCTTATAATGTAAGTGGTGGTGATGCAAATCTTGATTATTTATTTGCTACTAGCGCAAGTATTTCAGATTTTAGAGCAACACATATTTATGGCTCATCTGTTAGTATTGATTATCTAAATGCAAATACTATTACTGCAATTACAATTTCAGCGGCTGACCTTAAATCTACTACACTTAGCTTTACATCTGTTAGTGTATCTTCATTACGAGTATATCGACTAGCTGTTGAAACAACTCTTTCAGCTACATATGGTACATTTACTGGTAATGTTTCAGCAGTTTCATTCTACGGTGATGGTTCAAATCTAACTGACCTTCCAACGGCACCAGTATCAGTAAGTGCTTATACTGTAAATCAACTAGCTATTGTAAGTGCTGCAACTCTTGCAGGAGTTGATTTAGAAACTAGAATTAATACTGTATCTGTTAATACTTCAGTTAATTCTGCAGCTATTACATCTATTAATACTGTAATTACTTCAATCACTGGAGTAATTGAAGGTAACGTATCTGCTAATAGTGGTACATTTAACACACTAACAGTAGTAACTTCAGCTTCTGTTGGTGGTACACTTAATGTAGGTGGCAACGTCGGTATTGGTACTACGTCACCATCTGAAAAACTAGGAGTAGCTCCAGATACAGATGTTTCTGCTGAGATTGGTAAAGCACACGTTGGTTATGTGGGTCACGTTGACCATGCTGGGTTTAGTCATGTGGATCAAAACTCTACTACTGGCTATGCATTTTTACAAGGAAGTACTGGGGCTACATACATTAATGCCCCCACTGGGCAAAATATACGTTTTAGTATTTCTAATTCTGAAACAATGCGTATCAACAGCAGCGGCAATGTCGGTATTGGGACGACGGCACCGAGTTATTTACTTGATCTGTACAAGTCGGCAAGTACTGTCGCCCGAGTTCGAAATACGGCAGCTACTGGTGGTACGCCCAGCACAACTCACGGCGAGTTTGTCATTGAATCGACTGACGCAAATATGGGCATGGAGTTCCTTGGATCGACAAGTGCTGACCAACGTATTCTTTTTAGTGACACAGCCGCGAACTCGGGCCAAATCGTATATAACCATACTAATAACTACATGGCTTTATATACGGCTGCCGCAGAGCGTATGCGTATCGACTCCAGTGGCAACGTCGGTATTGGTACTTCGGCACCTACAGAAAAGCTAGAAGTTACGGGCAACCTTATCCTTGATGCAACAAACGCTGACATCAAATTAAAGTCTGGCGTGGCGGGAACAACTGGTGCACTTAGATGGACATTTAATACTGATAGTACCTCGTATGCAGACATTTCTTTGCCCTTTGATACAAGAGGAACTGTGGGGTTATTGCTTCGTTCAGCAAATGGTTACCCAATCACGATTGATGGCGGTAATGGTGTTATTTTTAAGGAAGATAGCACAACGGAAACGATGCGTATCGACACCAGCGGCAATGTCGGTATTGGTACTACGTCACCTGATGGCAAATTAAACGTACAAAGAACGGCTGCTTCTGCTGGATGGATTATCAATGGGCAAACGGCTGGCGTTGCTAATGACAGCGGCTTGTTTATGGACGCAAGCAACAACATTGAACTAGCAGTTCGCGATGGCTCTGGAACTTTCACTGGTGCTGTTAGAAGTTCTGGCACCACGTTCTTTAACGGCGGCAACGTCGGTATTGGGACTAATTCTCCCGGCAAAAAGCTTGATGTGATTGGTCAACTTCGTATCAGCGGTGGAGTAGCGTCTGGGTATGCTCTCTTGGAATATGGCACGGCAGCGACATCTACAAATAACTGGCATGTCGGTTCAGAAGGAGACGGCTCTTTCAGATGGTACAACGGAAACTTTGGTGCCGGTTCTGAAAAGATGCGTATCGACAGCAGCGGCAACGTGACGGCTAATGGTATTGTCAAGTCGGGTTCAACTGGCTCGAATGGGCAATTTGACTTAGCAAGAGCGTCAGATGGTCTGAGTGTTGGTAAAATAACTATGACTGAATCTAGTCAAGTTATGAATTACAATAATGTTCTTGGCTCTGGCATACATTCATTTAGCGTGAACAACACAGAACGTATGCGTATCGACAGCAGCGGCAATCTGCTGGTGGGTAAAGCCGCTGTTAATTATAGAAATGCTGGGCTTCAGTATGAAGTATCAACCAACACACTTGTTTTGACCGCAAATACTACTGACCCACTTGCTATAAATCGTGAAGCAAATGACGGTAATGTGGCTATATTCTACCGCGCAGGAGTAGGCGTTGGCAGTATATCTGTCACTACAGCATCAACATCCTACAACACTTCATCCGACTACCGCCTAAAAGAAAACGTCACCGAAATCACTGGCGCAGCTAACCGTGTTAAGGCACTTAACCCTGTTCGATTTAACTTCATCGCTGCTCCTGACAAGATTGTAGATGGTTTCCTCGCTCACGAAGTATCAGACATTGTGCCGGAAGCTGTTCATGGTAAAAAAGATGCGGTTGATGCTGACGGTAACCCAGAATATCAGGGCATCGATCAGAGCAAACTTGTTCCTCTGCTGACGGCAGCGTTACAGGAAGCACTAACAAAAATTGACGAACTTGAAGCCCGTGTCGCTGCGTTGGAGACTGCGTGATGATCGAACAAGAACTTCTTATTGCCTGTTATCGCAGTGAGCAAATCAGCGAGAGACAGTGGCAGGAACACTTAAAAGAAGACCCAAAGCTGCGCGATGTGTGGCTTGACAAAATTGACCCAGACAATTCGGGTTGTAACTCTATAGGAAAAAGGAAAAATTAAAATGGCAATTACTTGGTCTATCGTTCAGCTTGATTATGCTCTTTCACTAGACGGTCAAACTGATGTAGTAAATAATTCACACTGGCAGTGCATTGATTCTGATGATCAAGGCAATCAGGCTAGAGTTTATGGATCGGTAGGAATTCCTACTGATGATCTTTCAAACTTTACTCCATATGCTGACATTACTGAAGAAGAAGCATTGAAGTGGACAAAGGATGCACTAGGTCTAGAAGAAGTAGCTTCTATTGAAGCTAATGTAACTTCACAACTTAATGTAATTGAAAACCCTACTGAGGGTAGCGGTACGCCTTGGGCGGCTTAACTTAACACATAAAGAAAAGGAGACAATCATGGGAAAAAATAAAAAGACACCCATTGTTATTGATGATGTTGAATACAACTACGAAGACATGACACAAGATCAGCAGATGTTTGTAAACCATATTGCTGATTTAGATAGAAAACTTTCTTCTGCTAAATTTAATGTTGATCAGCTAGAAGTTGGTAAAAGTGCTTTTGTTAAAATGTTGACAGATTCTTTAATTGTAGAAAATAAAGAAGAAAATTAAATTTAAATGGTATTTCAAAACGACATAATTGCAGGAGCATCAGGTGCTGGTGGTGACTACACCATTGACCAGTCGATCCGGTTTACTGACAACGACTTGGCGTACCTCTATAGCACACCATTGGAGGAATAATGTTTGAATATTTTTCTATAATAAGTTTTATTTTTATAGTTAATCAAGAACCTCTAGTTCAAAAATCTATAACAAAAAATTTTTTAACATTAGAGCTTTGTCAAAGTTATGAAGAATATGTTAAAATAGCAACTAATGAAAATCCATATACAAATCTTTTATATTCTAAGTGTGAGAAAAAAGATAAAGGAGAAGAAGTCTAATGGCTAGTACGTATACAAATCGTCTAGGTTTAGAGAAACAAGGTGATGGAGAAAATCCAAACAGTTGGGGTAGTATTCTAAATACTAACGTAATTGACCTAATAGATGATGCTATTGCTGGTTATCAGATTGTCTCTGTAAGCAGCACAGGTATTACTCTTAGTGATAACAATGGTGCTGTTGATCAGTCACGAAATGCTTCTCTAGAGTTTGCAGGTACTCTAACTGCTAATGTAACTATTACTATTCCGTCAGAAGAAAAAACTTATTTTATTCGTGAGAATACTACAGGATCATTTGCTGTTCAAGTTAAAACAGTTTCTGGTAGTGCAATTACACTCATTCAGCAAAATAATTCTTTTATTTCTTGTGATGGTACGTCTATTTACGAATTAGATTCACCTACATCTGTTGATACATTTACAGCTAATAGCATTACTACTTCTATTTTAGCAGCTACAGATGTTTCTACTACTACTTTAACTGCTACAAGCATCGCTACTTCAGTTGTAGATGCTTCTTCTATTACAGTTACTGGAAATGTTTCTGCTTCAGCTATTACAGTTAGTGGTAATGTATCAGCTACAGAATTTTATGGAGATGGAAGCAACTTAACAGGTATCGGGGGTGTCTTACCTACTGGTATGGTTGTTCCTTATGCTGGAACTTCAGAGCCTTCTGGATATCTGTTTTGTTATGGCCAACAAATTAGTCGTACTACATACAGTGATCTATTTTCTGCTGTTGGAACTACCTATGGTGTAGGTGATGGATCAACAACCTTTAATCTACCTGATCTTCGTGGTCGTGTTGTTGCAGGACAAGATGACATGGGCGGACTATCCGCGAATAGATTGACAGGTAGTCCAAGCGGTGGTGTGAATGGAGACACGTTAGGTGCTGCAGGTGGTGACGAGGGTCATCAACTTACAGTGGCAGAACTTGCATCGCATACACATGGTGCTGGCAGCTATCAAACTTCTTCAATTCCGGGCGGTAGTGGCGAGGGCAATGATGATGTCTTTGTAAGACAAACCGATACAAACCAGTCTAGTAGTACCACTCTTTCTGTATCAGGTTCTTCAGGCTCTAGTGGTTCAAATGCAGAGCATAATAATGTACAGCCTACATTTATTCTTAACTATATTATTAAGACCTAATAATGCCTAGTTCTTCTTCACGTTTACAGAAACTAAATTTTTTGCCCGGATTTCACCGTGAGTCTACTCAATATTCTGAGGAGGGTAAGTGGTATGATGGTGATCGTGTACGATTTCGTGAAGGTAGACCAGAAAATTTAAGAGGTTATCGAAAGCATTCTACTACAGCTATTATTGGAACATCTAGAGTTTTACATTCTTGGATTAATAATTCAACTGAAAAGTTATTAGCTACAGGAACAGAACAACGTCTTAATATTTTCTTTAGTGGTGTTAATTATGATGTAACACCTATAAGAACTGTTACAACATTAACAAGTGTTATGAATGTTCAGTCTGGTTCTCCTATTGTATCTGTAAGTTTAACTAATCATGGAGTAAGTGTTGGTGACTGGGTTACGTTTTCTAGCACATCTATTCCCGGTTTTTCTGAAGGAACAGACTTTGCAGTTACAGCTTTTGGTGGACCTACTTATAAAATAACAAGTAAATCAGGTTTAAATAATTTTGCATTTACTCTTAATTATACAGCAGATTCAAACTTTACAGATGTAGGTATAGCTACTGCAAGTTTTCTTATTCCTACACAACAGACTGATAGTATTCAGGGTTTAGGTTATAGTGCTGGTGTGTATAATGCTGGTACTTCAACAACAGGTGAACGTGCTTGGAATACAGCAGCCTCTTCTTCTAACATTATCTTTGCTGCTAATCAGTGGTCAATGGATAACTGGGGCGAAGACCTTCTAGCTGTACGTCGAGGATCAGAGTTATTCTATTGGGATGCAGATGCTAGTAGTACACCAGAAAGAGCAACTATTGTAGCTACTGGTCCTTCTAAAATTAATAGCATTGTTGTATCACCAAATGACAGACACGTTATTGCTTTAGGAACAAATGAAGCAGGTACTTCTATTTTTAATCCTCTTCTGGTACGTTGGTCAGATCAGGAAGATTATACTAACTGGCAACCAAGTATTTCTTCTACATCAGGTGAAATACAGCTAATAGATGGTACAGAAATTGTTGGGGGTATTCGTTCACGTAATGCTATTCATATATGGACTGATCGTGCTATGTATGCACTAAACTTTGTTGGTCCTCCCTTTATCTTTAATAATACACTACTAGGTAATAATGCTGGTCTTATTGGTCCACATGCCGCAGTAGCACTAGAAGGTGTTACTTATTGGATGGGTATTAATGACTTCTTTGCATTTAATGGTAGAGTACAAAAACTAAACTGTACAGTTCGTCGTCATATTTATGATAGCTTTAATATGTCACAGGCAGATAAAGTATATGCAGGAACTAATTCAGAGTTTCACGAAGTAATTTGGTTATATCCAGCTAATGATTCTTTAGAACCTAATCGTTATATTATATATAATACAGTAGAAAATCATTGGGTATTTGGTACAGGTTTCTTTAATACTTTTGAAGATAGGATTGTATTTGATAATACAATTACTAATGGTGCTGTAAGTGTAGGAGCAGATAATTATTATTGGGATAATGAACCTGTATCAGTATATACTGGCGATGGTCAAGCATTAACATCATACATTGAGTCAGCAGACTTTGATATTGAAGACGGTGATAACTTAATGTTTATGGATCGTATTATTCCTGACTATACTATTAATCAAGGTTCTATTCAATTTAGTATTGATACTAAACAATATCCAAGTGGTTCTACAACTACTAAAGGTCCATTTACTATTAATAATGGTACAGAAAAGATTGATATGAGAGCTAGGGGTAGACAGGCTGCTATACGTGTATCTTCATCTGACTCTGGTACTAGCTGGCGTTGGGGTAGTATACGACTAGCTATTCAACCTGATGGTGGTAGATAATGGTAGCAAAACTTTATCCTGAACTTCCATACTATGCTAATATAGATATGGTTGATAGTAGGCAGCTTTACGATGATCTTATTCGTTATGCAGCAGAAATGAAGTTTCTGTTAGAACAACGTGACCTAGAAGTAGATTTATCACCAGCTACACGAGTACGTACTGTAGTTAGCATTAATGAGATTGGTAGACCAGAAGAAGGTTTTATAGTATTTGCTACAAGTGTACAGAAATACAAGGGTTATGTCTCAGGTACAGGTTGGGTAGACTTTCACTAATGCACAATAATTATAAGAATATGATAGATTTAATCTATAATAGCACTTACATAGAAAATGTAAATAACGGATTAGCGCCTCAAACAGATTATTTTGGGGCTAGAACTGGAAATGGTATGGCGTATTCTAAAGACTCATTGTATAATAATACAAATACTTTACACGCAGATATGACCAAACCACAGTCACACTACATGAATATAAAACAAGGGACTAAGTAATATGGCGATGGCTTCAGCAAATTATAGTGGACTAGCTAACTTAATGAATTTACAAGGAGTAGGAGTAAATCCTACTTCTCAGTTAGCTTATGTTCCTTCTAAAGATTTAATGACTCGTTATCAAACTATTCCTAATCCAAGAACAGGCATACCTCAAGCTATGGGTGTTACAGGAATGGCTGAAGGTGGTATGCCTTCAGAACAGTATCCTATGCAAGAAGAAGCTATGGAACTAGCAAATCGTGGTAGGTATGGTGATACAACTCTAGTACACATGACACCGGGAGAAGTACAAGGACTAGCTTCACTTGGTCAGCTTACTATTAACCCTGAAACTGGTTTACCAGAAGCTTTTAATATGAAAGCGCTTATTCCGGCAATAGCTGGTATTGCAGCTAGTATAATTCTTCCAGCAGCTGCTCCAACAATATTTGGTGCTTCTGGAGCTTTAGGAAGTTTTGGAACAGCAGCAGCAAGCGGTTTAGGTACATTTGGTGGTGGATTACTTGCTGGTCAAAGCGCAGGAGAAGCTGCACTAGGCGGTCTTATGTCTTTTGGTATTGGTTCAATTTTTGGAGGTGCACCACCGGGGCTAACTGAAACTGGAACACCAGCAGCTTATGGTTCTGCTGCACAAAGTGCTTCTGCTTTAGAAGGTGCTGCTAGTGGTTTAGATGATTTGGCTTATTTTACTTCAAGCGGTACAGTTCCAGCTGCAACAGTTTCTGGCGCACCAACTGTGGGACAACTTACACCATTTATTGATGATTTTGCCGCTAGTGCAATACCATTACAAGATACAGCTTCTGCAGCTATGTACAATGTTACGAACCAAGCTGTGCCTAATGTTATAGCTCCTGTAAGTTATTCTGCTGCAGGAGTACCTCAATTAACCAGTCCTGCTGTAGACTTAGCTTCTGCATCTGGTCAAGAATTACTAAAACCAACTTTTTATTTAGAAAAAGCATATGAACCAAGTGCTTTAGGAAAATTAATAGGTAAAGAAGCTATTCCTGCAGGTCCTGTTACTAGAGAACAATTTATTCAATTAGGTGGTACACCTTCAGATGCTACTTTTAAAGAAATAGCGCTACAAAAAGCTAAACAGCCTCTTACATATGCTCCATTAGGTATAGCAGCATTAACAGGTGGATTTGATGAACCTTATAAAGAACCAGAGCCAGAAGAACGTCCACCTGCAGAAATTCGTGAATATGAATTAGTAGGAGGAGAAAGACTATATCCTACTGAAACAGCAGAAGAAATTATGAAACGATTACAGAAGGGTGGTGTAAGACCTCCCTCATTTAGTCCTTATGAATATAATTTTCTAGGAACAAGAACTGCAGCAGCAGGTGGTATAGTTGGACTACAACAGGGTGGTATGGCTACTCCTCAAGCACCTTCAGCTATGGCTGGTATGTTAGCACAACCTCAACCACAACAATCTCTTCCAATTAATGTTCAGGTACAGCCACAACAATCTGTTATGCCACAGCAGCCTCAGCCTTCTATGCCTATGTCTCAAACAGGTAGTGGTGTAGCACCTCTTCCTGATCAACAGCAAGAGTTTATTAAACTTATGGATATGGAGGAAAAATTACAAAGTCAAAAGAGTAGTCAATCTACTCAAGCTTTAGCAAATATTATGGGATTAGGTATGAACTTTGCAAGTAATCAATATCCACAAACATCTCTTAGTGGTCAGGCAGTACAACCACCCTCGCCTCCTCCAATGAATTATGGTTCACAGGTTAATTTAGGACTAGCTGGTGGTGGACAGCCATACTTTGAGGGTCAGGTACAAGGACCGGGCGATGGTCAGTCAGATGAAGTAGCCTTTCGTGTAGATGGTGGACAGGTTGATGGTGCTATGCTGTCACCTGATGAATATGTCTTGGCATCAGACGTAGTTTCTGCTATAGGTAATGGATCATCTGATGCTGGTGCAGAAAAGCTTGATCAGTTTATG